CCATTATTATTTTGCGTTTCATCAAAAGAATTTTGATTTTTTCTATGCATATCTTTGGCATATGCACTATAAATTTTTAATTCATCTTTTGATAAAAAATTTTTAATTATTTTATATTTAAAATTATTTAATTTATCCATGACACTATTGAATATCTACAACCTTTTTCCACATTATTAACTGTATGTGGATACATAAAATTACTTGGAAACATTATTACTCTTCCAGCTTTAGGTAAAACTTTAGATATTTCTTGATTTTTTTTTGCACAATAAAAACTAACACTTCCCCCTTTATAGTCATCGTTTAAAAATAGTATAATACTTAGTGTTCTTGGAAATTTTGTATGATTATCTGTGTGTATTTTATAGTAATCGCCTTCGTCATATTTTAAAGCAATAATTTCTCTTATTATAGTTACATTTGTTTCACTTTTTAAAAAAGAATTATAATTATTTATTAGCTGTCTGAATTTGTTTACTAAAAAATTAAACCAATGAACATTTGTTAAGCTATTACTATTTGAGTCAAAATTAATCGATGCTGCTGAACGTATTTCTTTTTGTAAGCCACCTATAGTTTGAGCTTCTGTAAATTTTTGACCATTAAGCCATTTTACCAAACTACTTATATGTTCTAATTTTAAAAAATTATCATGGACACTAATATATTCTTTTACATCCATTTTTTTTTACTCCAAATAAAAGTTTTATAATTATGTATTAATTTTTTAAAAACATATAATGGGTTCTGGTGGCTACAAGAAAATCTGTTTTCAAATTTTATATCCATTTTCCAATCGTCTCTTTTAAAAGGAAAAATTTGCACGTATGGAGTTCCTCTTTCAATTACTGTCTCCAAAGTTGGATATTTATCAGTATTAATTACAAAAGGAAAATTAATTTCTGCAGCAAATGTATCAGTATCTACTATACCAGTCATAATTTCAAACCTGTCGTCCCTATTATTAAATGGTGGTGTAAACAAACAAGAGTAACCATTTGGAGTTTTTATGTGAAAAGGATTTAAAATTTTATAAAAAGGTAGATCATTATTTTTTCCTGAATTTTTTTTAATCATTGGAGACCCCTCTAATTGTTCTGGTCTGTGAGTTTGAGGTACCGAAGAATTTAAATTATATTGTATTACATCTTGATCAATTGAATATTTAAAAAAAGAATCATATTTTTTTGTATTTTCATTCCATACATTATGTTTTAAATATAAATCTTGAGGCATTTTTAATAAATAACCTGAAGTTAAAGCATCTAAAAAAGGCATACAACCTTTAACAGTTCTATTATTAAAGGTGTGTTGAAGATTTTTAAACCAATCTGGAATATTAGTTTTAATTGGAACAGGAAGAACATCTGAAAGATATTCTTTTAAATTTTTAGGTGCAGAAAAATTAATAACATTAGACATACGTTATTTATATGAGTATTTTAAAAAAATACAATATTAGATAAAATTTAATATTATAAACTTGTCGTTGTTTATTAAATATCTATTAAAAGATATATGAGGAAATGTAAGACTTGAAATATCAATATTTGCTACAAAATTTATTATGGAGTCTATTTCTGAAATTTTTGAATGATTAGGAAATTTTTCTTTAAAATCAATTAATTTTTCATAAAAGTCATCTTTTGATTTAGTAAATTGAATTTCAGTTTGATTTATATCCTCTGTTGGAATGTCTACAGAGCTAATACTTTCGTCTTCATTAATTACAATATTTTTTCTTCCCCTATAAAAATTATTATAGTCTTCATCAGAACACTCTTTTACTAAAAAATGTGTTTGATAAGCTAATGGTTTTGTTTCTTGGTACTGCTCATCATTTAAAGACATATGAGTTAAATTTTCAGAAGAAATACCTCTTTTATTAAAAAAAACTTTTGCCATTTTTATCCTAGTGGTTCGTATATTATGACTGCACCAGCTCCACCATTGTTATTACGTGGCCCTCCTGCACCCTTAGCTATTCTATAAAGATCTCCAGAATAGTTAGCAATTTTACCATCTGGCCCTAATGGAGTATAATCAACTAAAGATGTTCCAGGACTAGTGACTGAAAAACTACCATCACCTGCTCTACCACCATCTCTTCCTGGGCCACCACTACCACCATTAGCTACTATTATATTTGTGTCTAAAGTGGATGCTCCACCTGCAGTTCCATTAACTCCTGGAGCAGTAGTTCCAGCACCCTCAGCACCACTTACCACAGGGACTGAGTAAGGAGCTGAAACTGGAATAACAGCTAGGCCCGCTCCACCATCGCCTCCAACACCTCCTCCACTAGGGAAATTGCCTCCCCCACCTCCGCCACCACCAGTAGCATAAACATAAATTTTATTTGTGCCTGGTTGAGCAGTGAAAGTTGAAGACGCTGGCCCCGCTTGTATAAATGATGCAAAAATATTTGAATCTCCAGCCGCACCACTTGATGCAGCAGTAATTCTTCCTTGAGCATCAACCGTAATTGATGCAGCAGTATAAGATCCTGCAGTTACTGCAGTATTTGAAAGTTGATCTGGACCAACAGCATCATTTGCAATTTTAGCTGTTGTGATTTGAAGATCTGAAATTTTTGCAGTAGTAATTGCGTTGTCCGCAATTTTTGCAGTAGTCACGTTTGCATTTGAAATTTTTGCAGTAGTCACTGCATTGTCAGAAAGTTTTGCAGAAGAAATTGCAGCATCATCAATTTGTGCCGTAGCAATTGTTCCACCTAAAGTGTTCAATGCTATTTCATTTAAATTTGTTCCATCAGAATAAGCAGCAACAATTGCAGCTTCACCTGCAGTAAAACCTGTTCCTGAAACAGTTTTGATTGTTAAATTTGTTACGCCTGTTACGGCAGATAAATCAATTATGTAAAATTTTTCAATTCCATCTGGGATTGTTACAGTAGATGCAGTTGTTAAAGTTCCAGTGAACTTTAAAACCATATTTCTTGCGTTAGAAATAGTTTTATCTGTCATTGCAAGAGCAACAGTTCCACCATCAGAAAGTGCTACTGATTCAAAACCTGCTATTGCTTGTTGAATTAAATTTAAATTGTTGTTTGTATTATCACCCCATGTACCAGCGTTTTCGCCAGTGACCATTAGTTCGAGTTTTAGATCTGTTGAATAACTAGATGCCATAAAAAATTTCTCCTAAATAATTATAATTTTACCTTAATCATGCAGCTAAATCAACCTCTGTCCATACATTAGTAACACCAGGATTAACCTCTTGCCATGAAGTTACTTCTACAGAACCTACAGAAATATTAGCTGAAATTCCTGTAACAGATATGTTAGCAACTCCAACCACTGTAACTGAACCCACAGAACCTGTCAATTCTATGCCATCAACAGGGTATTCAGATGCCTGTTCTGCTTGACCTGCGGTAGCCGTTAATTCTTGTCCTGTAACAGGTTCAACAGTAGACTGAATTAAAGATATATCTCCTATAGTCATTGAAGCCGATATACCAGTAACAGGTACATCAAGTTTTGGTTCTGGAACTACTTGACCAATTGTGCTTGTTAATTCAATTCCTGTTACATCTATGTTAGCGGTACCCGTAACATCAGCAATACTTCCAATTAAAGCATCTAACTGATCTTCAGAAGCTAATACAAATATATCTTGGTCAATTTGAATTGAGAATGAAGGATTTGCAAAAGTAGATGTAAGTTCTGAGCCTGTCACATCTACAACCACATCTGTAAATGCAGTTTCATCTCCAATAGAAGATGTTAATGAAATACCATTTAATTGAACTGAATATGCATCACCCCAAGCTAAACTTCCCCAAGCATCTCTACCCCAACCCGCACCAATTAAAAACTGATCATCAATAGTAACAGCACCTGGTGTTGTAGTTAATTGTGAGCCAGTTACATCTTGTTGAATACCTCTAGCAACATCTTCCTCTCCTATAGAAAGATTTGCTTGAATACCGGTGACTGGTGTATCGGCTGATGCACCTGCAATAGCCCCTGCGTTTGTAAATGTAAGTTGAGATCCTGTTACATCAACATTTGCGTTAGCTACAGTTGTTGATGAACCTATAGATGTAGTTGATGATATACCACTGACTGAGACGGTTTCGTCAGATAGGTCTCCCCAATCTGATGCTCCCCAAGTTTTATTACCCCATCCAGTGGCCATATCATTTTATATCCTTAATTATGCAATTCTTAAGATTGCAGCAGAAGTTGTGAATGCAGGGAACTGGATTGTAAATGTTCCAGAAGTTGCAGTCTTGTCTCCACCGAAATCTAATACAGCAACTGCTTCAGTAGTACCTGTACCACCATCAGTTGTTGTATTGTAAATCAAAGCACCTGCAGCTGTTAGTGTAACACCAGTGAAAGATAAGTTAGAGAAGCTAGTAATAGCAACTCCAGACGATACTTTAACACCTGAGTTTACTAAAGCTTTACCACCTGCAGTGTAACCTGCTGGTGAAGATACTTCAGAAGTTGATGCGTAGTTAGTAGTTGATGCACCTAAAGCAGCAGAAGAGTCATACATTGCTAATTTAAATGTATCGCCACCTGCTGAATCAAAATCATGCTCACCCGCTAACAATTGCTTTTTGAATGAATTGCAAATTGCATTAGTTGTAATAGCCATAATTGTTCTCCTTTAAAATTACGTATTTGGTGATGGTGAAGGTATCTTAATTCTTGGTACCCCATCATCGTATTCCGCACGTCTTCTTCTCCCCATTTGTTGAAGAGCAAAATTCTGTACTTCTTCATTGTACTTTGTTTCGTACAGTTTGTACATATCCATAGGACCTTTTAAATATCTAAAAGCTTCAGCTAATACACCATGTAACAACATTGATTCTTGATAAGTAGATAAAAATGTATTGTTAGTTGATGTAAATTCTGGAGGATCTGTAATGTAATTGATTTGTACAGTGTATGCAGAATTTGGTATAGGTGCTACAAGAATATTGAAATCATCCCAATTAGCCCAATATTTAGGTAAACCTGTTGCAGCATTATTATTATATTCAGAAATAAAACTTGTATCTCTTCTCTCTAAAAATGTTCTTGTGGATCCGTCAATCACTTGAACAGATCTCATGATAGTTAAATCAGCAGGTAAGCTTACGTATCTATTACCGCTTGTAAATGTTGATGTTGAATATTTTCTAAGATCATCATAATCAACTTTACCTGCAACATCAAGTTCGACAGATCTAATAAAATCTTGAATAATTTGATCAGTTAAAACTGTATTACTAACTTCAGTGTAGTTTCTTACTTGTGTTAAAAAATCTGAATGTGTAATTGCCATTATGTAATACTCACTGTTACGGA